CTAATTTCAGAAAAACCACCTAATTTTATGTGGAATAGAATGATTGACGGAACATATAATGAATTACGTCTTACATTTTTAAGTCCTTCACTTCAACCAATAACAATTAATGATCCAAATATGACTATTCTATTAACTATCAGAGATAAAGATGAAGGTTTTTTAGGAACAAAATGATTTAAAAATCACTAAAGTAATTTAAAAAAGTAACATAAAGAAATAATATCTTATATATATAATGGACGAATCAAAACTTAATACTCTTATTACTGATATTAATAATGAAAAAACAAAATTATTTAATGATTTAAAAAATGATACAGAACTACAACATGAAAAAATTATTAATCAAAAATTGGCTACTCTAGATAATATGTTAAAAGCTGTATTTAAACTACGTAATATTTTGATTAAAGAAAAATTAACCTTTAAAATGTAATTAAAGATATAACTTCTATTATGTATTAATGCCTCACAATTCAGTTAGATTAATACAATTACCGCATCATAATGCGTCTAATTTACATGCTATTTCCGCATATCATAAAGGAATGAAATTTTTAAAAGGTGAAGGAATGGGTTCTGTTCTTTTACGTACTGCCGGACCTGGTGCTGCGTCATCATATATGGATATGGATGATTATATCGCAACTACTGGGATGAATCCAAATACTAGAGTAATTAAACCATCAGGTAAAGGACTTCCTAAAAGTTTAAGTTCAAAATTATCAAATTTAAATATATCACCACCCACAGCCTTACCACGAAAAAACATTGTCATGAATATGTAATTTTTATATATTATTATTAATCCTTAAAGATATTTAAAGATTAATAAACTATTATTCCTAATGTGTGATAAACTAGTATTTGACCTTTCCCAAGAAGTGGAAGGAAGTCCCAACGTCTTCGTTAGAAAAGACTGGATTAATATTTTAGATAACCAAAATCAAAATTATTCTAACAATCAATCAATTATTGACACCAGTCAATTATCAAATAGTAATAAATATATGAGTTATAGGGAAGCATATCTAGCCATGCCACTCTTGATGACATTAGCATTGCCACCAAATGGTATTACAATTATCCCAGACGCAACATCAACAACAACAGCCGTAACAGCTGCTAACCAAACTTTAGGTCGCTGGGGTTTAGCTGCCGGTAGTGCAGATTATAGCATCGGTTTAAAAAATTGGTTTGGTAATATGATTCATTCTTTTACGATGGATTACAACGGGACCACAATTTTTCAACAAACTCCGTTAATTAACATGTGGAATACATTTAAACTAATGACTAGTTTATCTTATCAAGATATTTTAAGTCAAGGTGCTCAAATTGGATTCTATCCAGATGATTCAACCTCATTCCAATTTTTCCCTGCTCCAGGTGTTGGTAGTGCTTTAACGACTGATCCAGTCGTTGGCACTGATTCATTATTACAAGGAACTACAAATAACACAAATTTTTCAGCTTTTGATATTGTCACAGGTCGTTTTAATTCTTTTGGTGCTGGTTTAGGTAATTCAGGATTTTTACAAAGACAACAATTAATTAATTTTGATTCTGATGCTTTTATTACATCTAATGCATCAGGTGATACTGTTGCACAAGGTAACGTGACATCAACATATGGTTCTTTACTTGCATCAACTACTACAACATTAACAAATTTATGGAAATCATATATTATTACAAAACAAAACGCATCAATTGCAGTCGCTGCAGGTGCTGCTGGTGCTGCTGGTGTAATTACATACACTACATTACCAGTATTTCAAATTGCTGTTATGGCTACCATTAAATTAAAACATTTACATAGTTTTTTCAATATGGCACCATTATTAAAAGGTGTATTTATGAAATTAACATTAAATTTAAATAATACTACTACAAATTTAACTTCATTTGGTGCAACTGCTGCAGCTGGTAACGTTGCATTTACTAGTTTACACGCTACAGGTGTATCTAATGCTATTGGTGGAATCAATCCTCTTATGGTTGCATCACCTGCAGGAAGTAACGGTGGATCATGTTTTGACGATGGTTTATTTACTTTTGGCGTTGCTGGAGGTGCTGTTCGTGTTAAATATGATATCAATGTTTGTGTTGGTGCAAGATGTTTAGATACTACTCTTAAATCTATTACAGGTGTTAAAGATGGACCACTTGCCCAAAGTGTATATTTATATGTTCCAGCATATACATTTAATCCACCATTTGAACAGGCTATTCTTTCATCCCCTATTAAACAAATTAATTATACAGATGTATACCAATATCAAATTATTAATATTGGAACTGGAACTCAAATTAATCAACTTATTACAAATGGTATTGCAAATATTAAATCTGTGCTTGTATTACCATATTTTAATCCAAGTTTTGGAACTAATTACTCAAACTTAAAAACATTAGCAAATAATAACTCTAATTCTGGGTTTTTAGCTGGTGTTCCAGTTTATCAAAGTCCTTATGACCCTGCAGGTTGTGGACCAACTTCCCCATTATCACACCTCACAAATTTCAACGTGCAAATTTCGGGACAGAACGCCATCTATAACCTTCAGAAATATAATTTTGAACAATTTAACAATCAACTTTATGGACAAAATGCCGTAAATGGTGGTTTAACTGATGGTTTAACTTCTGGTTTAGTTGGTCGTCAAGAATTTGATATGAATTATTGTTATTACTATGTTAATGTTGAACGTATGTTGCCTGTTGAAATGGGTGTGCCTAAATCTGTTCAAATTATTGGTGAAAATAGAAGTTCTAAAGCCATGGATTACATTGTATTTATTGAATATGGTGTAAAAATCTCTATTGATATTCTCACTGGCGCAAGGGTTTAAAGATATATTATATTATTATTATATAGTATACTTTGTTCCATATTTAAAAATTTAGGAAATTAATATTAATTAATATTTAGATAATATTAATTAATTATTAGATAATGATAAACTATTTAAAAAGATAATGATTTAATTATTAATGCATACTATTCAGATTGACGTAAGTCCAAATCAATTAAGAAAACTTAAAAAAGGTAATCCTGTTAGAGTTAAAAAAGGTACAGGATTTGAATTACAAGTTCACCCACAAACATTTAATATTGTAACTAAAGCATTTAATAAAGGCAAAGGTTCACAAATTCAATTATCACCTGAAGAGATTGAAATGAATGCTGGTATTTCTAAAACTATTAGTCCAGAAGCTCACAAAATATCACCAGAAATTCCAAAAGCACCTATTGCAGGTGGAAAAATTGGACGTCTTAAAAAAGCAAATAAATGGCAAACATTTGTAGACGCAACTTTACGCGATACTATTGATACCGCAGGTAAAGCTGGAAGAGTATTTAATGATACTACTAGTATGAAATCCCGTGCTGGATTTGGAATTCATGGATATGGTGTCAGTAGTCAATTACATAATGCCCTTAATGAACAATTAGGAACTAATTATGGTTATCTTGCACGTGCTGGAATGGATAACTATATTAATAATCAAGCAAGTTCATTAATGCAAAAACACGGTATTGATGCACGTAGAGGATTAACTGCTTTACAACATGGATATGATGCATTAGAACCTCATTCACGTATGTTAGGTGGTGCTATTGAAAAATCAACTATTGGATTAAAAGGTAGTATGTTACATGCATTTATTCCACCTGCGTTAGTATCACAACCATTCAGTGCAAATTTCCAATTCCAACATTTCCTTCCACCACAATATCAACATTTTAATTCTGGTGGATCTTATGATGGAAAAATTGGGGGTAATGGTTTATATGTATAAACAATATAAAGGTTAAATTATATATATTATTAATATGTCACTAACAGATACACAAATAGAAACACTATGTAAAAGAATGAATATTCCTTTAGCGGAGATTGTTTTCAAGGATGAATTACATGCACCATTAGAATATAATAAAGCTTACTTTGTAAATTTAGAAGATAGTCATAATGATGATGGCTCTGAAAACGATGGAACACATTGGACCTTTTTGCAACTTATTAAATATCCTAATGGTAAAATTGAAAAAATATACTTTGATCCATACGGAGCACCACCTAGCGAGAATATTAAAAAAGCTGTAAAAGAAACAACTAAAACACAGGGTTTACCATATACTGAAAAGGATATCCAAAGTTTAATGAATAATGCATGTGGATATTATTGTTTAGCTATTGGTCATTTCATTAATTCATCAAAATTTAGATCTGGTAGTTTATATGATGATGTTAACTGTTTTATGAATATGTTTGATGACCTTAATAAATCTTGTGATTTTAAAAAAAATGAATATATTCTAAAACATTTTTTTAGGTCTGAAGATCCAACATTAAGAAAAGAAATTGATGTCATAACAAGCGCAGATGAAAAAGGTGGTATTGACATGATGAAAATTCCTGTTGATGTAAATGTCGTTGACAAATAGATATAAAGAAATAATATCATTATATATATAATGAACGAAGAGATTAAAACAGAAGTAAAATATAGTTCTTATACTCCTGCACAAAAGAAAGCATCACAATTATATAGACAAAATAATAAAGATAAAATTAATGCACAACGAAAAAGATACTATCAAAAACGTAAAGAGTCTGACCCAACTTTTTTAGAATACAAAAGGATTAAAGCAAGAGAATATTACGAAAAAAAGAAACTTGATAAAGTAGTAAAACCTCTAGCCACTCCTGAAGTAGTAGAAGAAGTGATTGAAGTAATTAGTAAGGAAGAAGAGAAGCCACAACCAGAAATTATTAAAGAGGTTGAACTTGCCCCAATTCCTGAAGCTGAACCAATGAAGAAAAAGAAGACTAAAAAAGAAAAAAAACAATAAATAAAATTAAATAAATGTATTGTTGATGAGACTAAACAATACGCCGTATGAGTGCCCGAGCGGTCAAAGGGGCTGGTCTTAAGATCCAGTGTTAATTCTTCGTGGGTTCAAATCCCATCTCATACAATTATATGATATATAGTTATTAATTTATATTAATAACTAAATATTATTTATACACCTTCTTCTGATGGTTCATCATCGTAGAATTTACTTTCTTTTAACATTTCAAATTTTTCTTGTGTCTCTTCAATTGTAGGCCAATTTTCCATATCTCTCTTAATCTTATTCTGAATATATTTAGTTTGCCATCCTTCACCTCTGAAAGGTGTAGACAATGCTATAGCCTCTAAAGTTTTATTAATAGTTTTAATTTGTTCAATATGTTCATCTTTAACAACCATGTAAGATATATGTGTAGACATAATTAGATTTATATTTTCTTCTGTTGTTTTAATCCTACGATGTAAACCCATGTAAGAATATAATAAACCAGCAAAGCCAATAACAATAGACGATGTGAATATAGTTTCATTTGTTAATTTCATTATTATATATATATAATATATCTTTAAATAATTATATAATAGAAATATAATTATACATTATTTAATTATAAATACTGGAATAATCATTAATTCGGTTATAGATATTGGAAGAAAAGGGTAAAGAACCATGAAATACGCGCGAAATTAATCAATAATTAAGCTTAATATTAATATTATGTAAAGAAATATTAATATCATCGTTAATTAAAACGTT